TCAGCCTGGCTTGTGCTTCATTAGCCATGTTTGCGTTAGCTGATTAACTTTTGGTGGGACTAGATGGTGTGAGCTTACCCAGCCAAATTCATCGCCAACATCTATACGAACCATCCCGTCATCTGTATTAGTGATTACGGGTTCAGGGATTTTGTGTTCGGCCATACGTTCCATGGTTTTTATACAGCTCATATAAGCCGCAGAAGCGTCCGTGGAAAGGGTGTTCTGGCATATATCGGAGGTCTGCTTGGTAAAGACGTTCCAGGTAGTCCACTCGTGCCTGTTGTTCCTTTACGTCTTCCGCTCCGTAGGCCATGCAAATACTATTTCCCAGTTGAATATACCTTGTTAAAGCCTTTTTGCCAACTGCCGCTCTGCGTTCTCAAGGAGTTGGCGAAGCCGGCGTTCCATTTCCTTTGGTGATTTTCTTGGGTTAGTACAAAACAAAATGCTGCCTTCACGTTCCAGGGAGGAGGCTTCTTTCAAAAGAGTTTTGAACTCACCTCTCTGCTCTAGTAAAAGCAGCTGCTCCCAACGCTGAATAGTCAGTACAGGAACAGGCTTTAAGCCGATGTCTTCCGTTCCATCCGCTCTGGTGTACCTCTTCAGGTACCCATTTGCATATATCTGGTCGTAGAGGCAGTTGTCTCCTGTTTCATGCAGTTTTATGCCCCTCGCCTTTTCTTCTGTAGTTGGGAAAAGCCATAGATGATCGGTTTTGACAGGCTTGCCGCGTTCAGGTTGTCCTTTCGCCTCCCACACAGAGGGTTGCTGGCCTGAGGTTTTGTAGACGTCCCAGGGATATATGCGTGGTTTGCTTATGCAAGCCCGTTCTCGGCTTTTTATGACTGTGGTCACGTGACCGAAGACAACGACTGGTTTGTTGATGAGTGGTTTAAGTTCAGTTCTCATAAGGAAAAGCCGCCGGTGCTCGAATACCGACGGCCCATGCACCCCAACCTTTTCTAGGTTAGTACAAATTAACGGGTGTAGCAAACACCTCTGTAACAAAGATTGGCGGTCTTTGCGATTGCGTTTTGAGCAGTTTGAAGTGCTTGCTTCTTTTGCTGCTGCTTTTGAATGAGGCTGAGGACGTTCATGGGTTTGGTAGCAACGGTTACTAAAAGGCTATATATCTTGCCACGGAGGTGGTGTTCGTCCCAGCACAACAAAACCCCTAGCCGAAGCCAGGGGTTCTGAAGCTTGCTAACAGGCGTGGTCTGTCAACAGATGCTGCACATAATGACCAGTCGAGCACGGCTAGTCAGTCCAACCGGTGATGAAGCGGATGGTATGTGATCATTAGTGGACCTCCAGGTTTCCCCTTTGGCGCTAATGGCAATGGCGTTACAAGGGCACGGAGTCCGCCGCAACGAAATTGCTCAAAAATAATAGCACATCAGTCAGCCTTGAATGGGTGGCCGCCGGTGAGAAGGCGGCTGATGTCAAAGCCGTTGCTGACCGCTTCGTTCCAGGCAGCATCTACTGCGGCTTGGCTGTCCTTCTTGCGGGGGACAGGGCGCAGGCCGTACATGTCGGGAGAGACGGTGGCGGCCTTCGTCATGATGAAGTCCCACTCGGTCATGTCGCTGTACTCCTCGACTTGTGAAATCTCGTCGAGTTCCTTCTGCAGACCCTTCTGCGTCAGGCTCAGCACCTGCACACGTTTGATGTCGAAGTTGTAGATCGGCATTGCGATGGCAAACTTCTGCGGCTCTTCCGTTCCATCGTCTTTGAGGCGGCGGCGGTAGTTAGCGCCCATCTCCTGCTCGATCTCGTCGGCAGATGCTTCTGCGGCAAAGCGGAACGGCTTGCCTTTGCCAGTTTCGTCTTCGCCCCAGACCTCGAAGTAGCAGAGGGGTTCGTTCGCCAGAATTGCAAAACGCACTTGGCCGTCAGCTTTGACCTTGCTGGGGCTCAGGTAGTCGTTACGGCTGCCACCGCCGCCTTTGAAGGCGTCACTGTGTTCTTTGGGGATGAAGCTCATGGTTTAGATGCTGCGGGCTATGCCCAGTGCCTATCAATCCTAGTACTTTTGCGGGGTTTGACAACCTTCGTAGAATAAAAAAACCCCCAGTGCCCGTCCCGGCAGCTGGGGATTTGGATAGTCCCGCTTGGGACTCGTTTTGTAGTTCTTTGAGACTGTAACAGATGTCGAAGCTTCCTGCCTTCGTTCGTTCACTTCCTGCTGCCTGGGCTACATGCCCCATCTATGGCAAAGGCGTCAAGCTTCCCTCCGGTAAAGAGGCTTGCGGTAAATCTCCTCTCGGTAAGACGCACCACGAAGATTGGTCTCCTGCTGAGACTGCGCTGCACATTGAGCGCAACCCTGACCAGTTCAAAGCTGTTGGTGTCTTCACCGGACCACGCAGCAATGGCTTGGTCATTCTTGACATTGACGCCAACCTGGCTCAGCTGAAAAAGAAGTGGGGCAAAGACCTTGCTGCTGCACCGGTTATTGAGTCAACCAAGATAAATGCAGCCAAGTACCTCTTTTACGTTCCACGGGAGTACTGGGGTGAGGTTGATGGTCTGAGCCTTAGCGCCAGCAATGAAGGCTGGGAGGTGCTGTGGGGCCGTCAGGGGCTTGTAGGCGGCGCTTACAAGGATCAGGGTGTCTATACGCAGGAAGGCGACTTCGAGGCGATTCCAGAGGCTCCTGAGTGGCTTCTGGCATATATGAAGGAGTCTTTTCGTGGCAAGCAAAAGACTGGCGAAGGCAAAAAGGATCCGCGTTATGGGATGCGCTCCACCGAGGAGCTTTGCCTGATCGTTAAAAACTGCCTGACGGTTGTGCAGCCGCAGGGACGTGGCAGTGAAGACCAGTGGTGGCGCATTGGCGCAATGATTCACTCTGAGTTGCCTGGTGATGAGGGGCTCGACTTGTGGCGTGAGTGGTCGCAGCGTGACGATGAGTACGCCGACGACTGGCAAAACAACGATCCATGCGCTGATCGCTGGGAGTCCGGTTTTAAGTCAGGTGGTGGCTTGGGTTTGGGCAGCTTGATCACGCTGGCTGATCACTACGACCCAGATAGAAACCGCTTCGTGAATGACCCTGCTGCAAAGCAGGTGATTGAAGAAATCAACCAGATGGCGGTTTCGTTCCGTCAGGCTGTTCTTCCGTTTGAGCAGGTCATTGAGAAGGCCAAGAAATATCTGGAGCTGGATAACCCTGCTGAGATGAATTACAACCTCAATAACTTGGCGCTCCAGGCCGGTTATCGAGACCAGATCTCGCTGGAGAAACTGATTGTTGATCAGATTCAGTTTGAGGGTGCAAAGGGATTAATGGGGGCGCAGGATTTGATGGATAGCGATCAGGAACGCAACTACCTGATTCCTGATGTGTTGCCGCACCCCTCTGTGGTGCTGATCTATGGCGCTGGCGGTGATGGCAAGTCCATGTCGGCTTGGACTATTGCGAAACACATTGCGACTGGTGCTCCCTTCATCGTCAGGGGTAAGCCCGTTCCAGTTGAAAAAGGTCCGGTGCTGCTGCTGAATGGTGATCAGCCGCTGGTGCAGCTCAAAGAGCAGCTTCAGGAGGTTGATTACCCGGCAGACAGCGAGACATTCATTCAGACCGATTGGCAGCTTCAGCGGTATGCGCAGTTCGTGAAGCTGATGCACGACATCAAGCCGAAGCTGGTGGTCATTGACTCGCTGATCGGCTGTAGCGGTGGTCGTGCCTTTGACGAAAACAAGAGCGACTTCGCCACGCCGCTGTACTGGCTGACTCGCAACAACGGCGTGCTGTTCCCGGCCACCACGATCCTCATCGTTCACCACGCCAACAAGCAGGGCGGCTTCAGGGGCACCTCAGCCATTCGTGACGCTGTAGATGAAACGTGGTCGCTGAAAAAGCCTGACAACGCTATTGGCAGCCTTCCGGCCCATTGCAGGCTCATCACTATTGAAAAAAGCCGCTCTGGGCGCTCAGGCACTCAACTGGTTATGCGGATGGAAGATGACCTGAGCTTCTCCATCAGTGATTACACGCCTGAGGTTGACTCGGGCAACAACGCTCCAAGCAGCATCACCGACCGGGTGCTTCAGCGGTTGCGTGTAATCCATCCTCGAACCGCTACTCGTAGCGATCTCAACGCTGACCCTGTTATTGGCGGCAACGTCGCCGCTATTCGCAAATCGCTCCAACGCTTAGAGAAGCGGAATTTGATTGAGGTGGTTGGTTCCGTTCCAACCGGTGATGGGAAGAACACTTCTGATGTCTATAAAGCAGTTCTCGCGTGCGGGGCCCTGCGAGAGAGTGTCCCACCTTCGGAAAACCCTGTTGCTGGAACGGATTTAGGATGGGACACCTCGGTTAAAAACGAGGAAGTGTCCCACCTTGCTGGAGCGCAGGACGCCCCTGGAGCGGACGAACCAGATCAAGATGGGACACCTTCTCAAAAAACAGGTGAGTGTCCCACCTTAAAATCCAGTGCTGAAGCGGGAAGTGCCAAGATGGGACAGCCTGAGCAATATCCCCGCGCGAGGGAGGACGAACGGACCAAGGATGAGTTGAATGGGTCTCGTGATCAGGCTTGGAACATGTGGGGTTGACACAAGTTCTGGGTTGTACTACAAAAAGAGGGTCCTAACGGGCCCTTTTACCTCATTAAAAAATGACTCGACTTACTTTTCACTCTGGCGAGTACCAAGTTCCCGATGAATGGAACGACCCTGAATGGATTATGAAGTTCAGCAACTTTCCTGATCCTAAGTTTTTTCATTTGAGAAATGAATATGATTGGGAAAACAAAAACGATAAAGGACTCCTTTATGGGTACATAAAGCATTTGGCAGGGACTGAATACGCTAGAGACATTTACCAGCCTTTCAATCTTCCTGAAAAACCAAAAAGAGAGTACAGCGGCAGCCCTCACGCATATTTTTTGTTTGCTAAAGGGACGGCAACACTGTTAAATAAGCCAAGTTTGATTAGAAAACCTTACTTCAAATGCTTGTCTGGGAGCGACATTATCAACTTTGTAAATAAAGTACCCATTAAAGATCTGTTTCCTAACAGCTGGGACTGCCACCGCATTTTTTCTAGGTTAGACGCGAGTAAAAATATCATTCCTATGAAATACTCTGCTTTATACGCTAGAACTTTTAATGCAACATCTGGCGTACTTAATGACGATGTAATAAGCACTAAAGATAGAGAACCCGCTTTAACCCAATGCAAAATTTGTAAAGGCATATATGAGCTGACTGGTTCGGCTACCTACACTATGGAGCAAAACGCTTTTTCTTATAAATACGCTAAGAGAACACTTGAGAGGCAAAAAGCAGAACGTGCCAAGTTAGAAAACCTGTAATATGTCTACTATTACTTTCTGTACTACTTAAACCCAGTCTATGTCCTACGACATCACAATTCCTGACAAAGTCCTCAATGCTGCTGATCGACTCACACTGAAAGACTTATTGGACTCACCCGCATTCAACATTTATTTGGTGAGTGCCATCGGCAACAGCCTTCAGACGTACCACAAGTTCATGGAAGTTATTGATGAGCGTGACGAGTTTTTGATGTTCCGCCTGGATCAAATTTTCAAGGGCATCCCATACGAAACACGCAGGGCTTGCTTCGATGAGGTGGGGCGTCTGTACCGCGAGAAGCGTGATGAGCGCCAAAACCAACTGCGCTAGCGCCCTTCTTGCGCCTCACTAGGTAGCCAACCTTTTTTCACCATTTGATTGATGGTGTCTTGTTGGTGGAGGTAGAGCTGCATCAGTTTCACTGACATCTGCTGCAGCTCGCCTATATCTGTGCAACCCTCGATCTTGTTGCGGAAGCGCTGGAGCGCAAAGCTTCGGTGCATCTCCATCGTCCCACCTCAATAACTACTACATTTTGTCCCGCTTCTTAAATACCGGCCACACTGGTAAAAGGCCGAGGCGTCCAATGGAGCTTACGACCATCACTTACTACACAGTTTCTGAGGTCGAAGGCTTCCTTGCTGTGGTTCGATATACCGCCTACAACCCGGACGGATTGCCGGAAGCTATCTGCGAAGATTTTTATGCAGACGATCCAGACGAGTTTTGCAGGCTTGAGGAAGACGTTGAAAAAGCGCTCAACGGCGGCATCGATACCTCCATAATGAGTTCTTACGAATCAGACACTTTCCCTGTCATCAACACCTTTCTCACGTTCTGACGTGCTACATTTGACGAGTCCCTGCCAGACTAGGCAATGACCGACACCTTGATTGAGCTTCAAAGCTACGAGCTTGTCGAAGGCCCCTGCGGTTACTTCGCTCGTTTCGTCGCCACCATCGCTGACGTCATCCAAACGTCACCTGCAACACGCTACGACCCACCGGAGTTCGGCAGTGCTACTTGCTGTGGCTCGACGCCCATCGGTGATGACGAGCCGCTACCTAAAACTGAACAGCAGTTTGTTGACCTTGCACGCGAGGTTGACGACTGGCAACCCATTGAGGACCTCTACTAATGAACGACACCAGCTACATGGGCCGCAAAAAGCGGTATGACCAGTTTCCGTTTCAGGTGCAAGCTTGGCGTGAAGGCTGTTGGAACGTTGTGAGCTGCCACAAGACAGCTGTTACTGCTCAAAAAGGTCTCGCACAAATCCGCAAGTGCCAGCCTGGCTCACCTCACCTCTACCGCCAAGTTCACTGCACAAGCGACGACTACATCTGGGTCGATCCAGCCAGCAAACAAGCGCTTAAAGCATCATGATTATCTCCACCTACAAAGACGAATGCCCCTTCTACGCTCCAACGCGCTGGTCGCGTGAGGTGTCTGGTACGCCTGAGTTCATTCACACCATTCGTGAAGCTATGGAAGAAAGCGTCGATTACGTCGGTGTTTTCGATAATGCGGGTGTTTGCAAAGGTATTTGGTGCCGTGAAGCTGATGTGGACTTTGGGGAAGGTGAGTGCTACGACGTTATGTATGTCGTCAATCAGTACTACGTCCTAGAACGACCCAATAGCAGTTTCAGCTTTGGTCATGCCCTTAAACGACTCGCCATCGAATGACCTAGTCAATTCACCGGCTCACTACACGCAAGGCCGGTTTGAAGCGATTGATGTTATCGAAGATGTCATTCGCCACGCACCAGACCCGATTAGCGGTATGTTGCTTGGGAACACGTTGAAGTACTTGCTTCGCGTGTGGTTTAAAGCTTGTCCGCACCAGGACGCCAAAAAAGCTCGTTGGTATCTCGACCGCCTGATCCAGCATTTGGAATCAGAACAAGCGGCTGAGCTGTACAAGCGCCTCGAAGACAATCCACCGCCTTTCGATGACCCGCTGCAATGACCACGCCTCTTTTTGACAATTCGCTCGAAGACCTCTCAACTGAGAAAAAAATCTTCGTTGCACGTACCAACGCCAATTGGTACCTCGATGACTCCGGCTGGTACGCACCAGATGGGACTCATGAGTCTGACTGGCAAGGCGTATTTCCTGAAGAGCACCTTTTTTAAATGACCTACACAACCTATTTCGGCGTCGAGCATCTCGACAAAATTTCTACTGCCACTGTGATTGCGCTGGATACGGAGACGTGCCAGCTGCAGCCAGAAATTGGCAAGCTCCGGTTGCTGCAGCTTGGCGCTGAGTCGACTAAGTCAATCGTTGTGATTGATATGTTCGACTGCGACGAGGAAGCGAACCACAAGCTTGATCTCTTTTTTGAAAACGGTGATCGCCACTGGTTCGCGCACAATGCTGTGTTCGACTTGGCGTGGTTGCAGGAAAACGGTTTCAAGCCGCATGGCCGGTTCTACTGCACCATGCTCGCCAGCAAACTGCTCAACAACGGCATCCCAAACCTGAAGCATGGCCTAGCTCATCTAGCCAAGCGTTATCTCGACAAAGACATTTCGAAAGAACAGCAGGCGTCTGATTGGGGCGCACCAGTCCTGTCGAAAGAGCAGCTTGAATATGCTGCTAAAGATGTCGAGACTTTGCTTGAGTTAGACGCAATTCTTCCTGGGAAGATTGCTGCGGCAGGTTTAGACCCTGCTTACTCACTCGAATGCAAGGCTCTTCCGGCAATGGCGCACATGTGGCGCACCGGGTTGCCGTGGAATCGTTCCAGCCTTGAACAACTTCGTAAGGATTATGAGCATGACATTGCTGCGCTTTCTAAGGACTTTCTCTACGAGCTTGACGAAGCCCTTCCGGCGGAACACAAGTTGCCAAGAGAAACAGATGCTCGATTGGCTTATCTCAAAGAGAAACTCACAGAAATGGGTAATGATGACGTACTTAGAGACAAGTGGTTCAAAGAAATTGATGATATTGAAACTTCCCCGGCGGTATTTAACTTACGACCCAAGGATGAAGGCAGCATTAGGCTGGGAACCAAAAAGTACAAAGGGTTTAATATCAGTTCACCAAAACAGCTTTTGGAGAAATTCACGGCGTTACTCGGTGAGCAGCCCATCGACGCAAAAACCGGCAAACCGAGTGCGAGCAGAACTGCTCTTCAGGCTTACGCAGCTGACCACCACGTTGTCCAGACCTACTTGGCTTGGAAGAAAGCTGAAAAGCGCCGCCAAATGGTGGACTCAATCTTTGAAAAACTTGATCCCGATGGTTTTGTTCGTGCCAGCTATTTGCAGCTCGGAGCCGAAAGTGGGCGAATGTCCTGCATCAAACCCAACAACCAGCAAATCCCCAGAGACGAAGCGTTCCGTCAGTGTGTTGAAGCTCCTGATGGTTGGCTTCTTGTGGATGCTGATTTTGGTCAAATGGAACTTCGACTGGCTGCTGCAGTCGCGGAAGATGAACGCATGATCAAAGCGTTCCAGGACGGTGAAGACCTGCACACCGTCACTGCGGAAGCTATTGGTTGCAGCCGTCAAATTGCAAAGTCAGCAAATTTTGGCCTGCTGTATGGCAGTGGTGCGAAGGGTTTGCGGAACTACGCGGCTGGTGTTGGCGTCACCATGCCGGTTGAAGAGGCAGCTGAAATCCGTAAGCAGTGGCTCGATACGTACCAGGGCATTGCGGAATGGCAGCGGGAAAATGGTCGCCTTGCGGAAGAAACTGAGGGCAATCAGTGGGCGCAGATCCGTATTCCGAAGTCGAACATGCGGCGGTTTTTGCCGGGTGACATGAATCGGCTGACGGTAAGGTGCAACACGCCGATCCAAGGCGCTGGTGCGGCCATCCTTAAATGCGCTCTTGGCAATTTGTGGACTGAGCTGGTGAAGGTTGGTGAGGTCGAGGCCAAGATTGCCGCCTGTATTCATGACGAAATTTTGTTGCTCGTCAAGGAAGACAAGGCTGAGGGGTGGGCTGCGAAGCTAAAACGAATAATGGAGGACGCGGAAGCAATGTGGCTTGGCGATATTCCGCCGCTTGCTGAGCCGTCTATCGGTAAACGTTGGTCGGAGATTCACTGACATGGTCAGCATCCATCACACGTCCCAGGGCTGGACTTTGGTGCGTTCAGAAAATCTGGGCTACTACACTTCGCTTGGGGATGTGATGGATGCGGCTTATGCGGCCACTAACGGGACGGGAAATAATGCTGCGATACCTGCAGTACGAAATCAAACGTGCCACGACAGCGGATCTACAGCGTGCGGCTGAGTTTTTAGAAGGCGCAAGACATATACGAGAAGGCTGCACTAAGCAACGGCGTGAGTCTCGTAAGTCTCAGGCGCAGGGGTGGCGGAAACATGTGGATGAATCGATTAGTTGGTAGCACATTGTTAGACTGCGCTGTACTAAAGAGTAAGGTTGATGGCGATTCGGCACGGGAATAAGACGTACCTGCAGATTTTGTTGGATCCCAATCGTGCTCAGCTGTTGATGCAGTTGGCTGAGTCGCAGAAAGTACGTCCCACCGCCTGGATTCGAGACATGGTGTACAAGCAGTTGGAGCTTTGTTTTTCGGCGGATGAGTATGCCGAGGCTTTTGAGGCGGACAAAAAGGTGTGGGACGAGTCGATCCAGCGCAGAGTTGAGGGAAGGGCGAGACTCAAAAAAGAAGTAAAAGAAAGCTGACATCGGTTGCAGACACTGTCTACTGTGATATTTTACATGGGTACTCAAAACGTCCCATGCGGTACGCTCTTTCACTTCAAAACAACACGTTTTTAGCCGCTTGCTACGAAGCGACTGGCAGCGGGATTATGCTCACGACCAATGCTGAAGACGCTTGTTCCTATGTCACGCTTGAAAAAGCGTTGGCTGTGGCTCAGGCAGTTAGTCAAAGCGTTGGTCAAGTACCTGCAGTGATTGAAGTCGGTTATTGATATGGAGAGTTTTAGTGCCTACTTAAGAGATATCGGTAGGTACCCACTGCTTACCAAAGACCAAGAAATTATCTTGGCGCGTCAGGTTCAAGATTGGGTTCATGGTGAAAATCCTTCGCCGCGTGTTGTTAAGCGAGGGGAGCGTGCGTACCAGAAACTGATCAACTGCAATTTGCGCCTGGTGGTGTCGATTGCCAAGCGGTATACAAATAAGTGCAAGCGCAGTGAACTGTCTGACCTTGTGCAGGAAGGCACCATGGGGCTTGCTCATGGCGTTAAAAAGTTCGATCCAGAGCGTGGTTATGCGCTTTCCACTTATGTGTATTGGTGGATTAGGCAAAGCATCACAAGGTATTTGGCTACTTACGACCGTGTTATTCGGCTGCCGTCCCACGCAGTGGAGCTTTTGACTAAGCTGCGCAACTGGACGCCGATGTTCGAGAACACGCATGGCCGTAAGCCGACCATCCAGGAGTGCGCAGAATTTTGCAAGATCAGCGCACCAAGGCTGCAGGAGTACCTCGACAGATCCAATGACGCGATAAGCCTTGACGCTCGTGTGAGTAGCACAGAAGATGACGTGCTGCTAATCGATAGTGTCTCTTCTGATATTGATGTCTTTGATGATGTCTCTTGGGGTATCGACCTCGAAAAAGTGGAGAGCATTCTTTGCAGGCTGCAGCCCAGAGAAAGGTATGTGGTTGAGTGCTCCCTTGGCCTTGGTACGAATCCACCGATGACGTTCCAGGCAATTTCCAAGGAGCTTGGGATTTCGAGGGAACGCACTCGCAATATTTTTCACGGTTCTGTCCGCAAGCTGCGGGTGTACTTTCGCAAGGTTGACTGAGTCTGATGGCAGCACGAGTTAACTATCCCGTACCACCTTGTCCTAAATGTGGTTGGAAGACGAACCGCGTTAAAAACACTTACTACAGCGAAGATGGGCGCATTGTGCGCTACAGAGAATGTGACGATTGCCAATGGCGTTGGTGGACTTGTCAGTACCCGGAATTAAGTATCGACATGGGTAAATTCCGTATTCAAATTCCTACTTGGCGTGACCCGCATAGAAGCCGTAAGCAAGTCAAGATTATTCCAGTTAAGAAATAGACTTAGTCCCTAATGTCTGGGAATGGATGACTCAACGTTCCAGGTAGAACGGTTGCCTGATGGGTGGTATCGAGTTTGCTCTCCCAGTGGTGCGGTGTGTATTGATAGTTTTTGTGAATTGCGTGCCTACTCCATCGGGAGAACGCTGTACTACTGTTCGAGCCACTCGGCTATGCGAGCCTCGCGTGCCTCCGTCCAAAACTCTTGACCCAGGTACCACTGCTTCCAGTCGTGGCCTGACTTGTGACTATTACAGGAGAAACAGCAGCCAACCAGATTCTTCTGTTCGGTTAGGCCGCCTTTCCATTTTGGAATGACGTGGTCGAGGGTGGCGTTTTTGCCGAGTGGTTCGGCGCAGTAAGCGCAGCAGTAGTTCCACTCTTGAAGGATTCTGTCTCGGAAGCGTATCTTCGCCTGCTTCCTTGGTACTAACTCAGTTCCGTCAATTTGATGATCCATGCAGTAGCCCTTTTAAGGTCTGCAAGATCAACGTCCCAGCTGTTATAAGTGTAACTAGCTTTACTATTCCTTTATAACTTTGCAGGCTCTCTTGTAAAGAGTAAGGCGGTCTTCGATGCCGTTATATCCGCCGTTTAGCACACGAGTTACTTGATATACGTCAGTTCCTTCACAGACTGCAGCCCAGTTGTTCTCTTCGATCCAGCAAACTGCGGATAGAAACGGGTACTGCTTTGCGACGTAGTCTGCGCCTTCTTCCATTACTTTGTCGTCGGCCATGCCGTTACGTTCCAGCCAGTTGCTGAAGCGTTGGTAGTTGTAGCGGCCGGTTAGTTGGATGCAACCACCGCCGAAAAAGATTTTGCCGTCGCCTGGTCCGTTGCCCAGGTCGCTGCGGTTGTCGTACATGCGGGTGAAGTAGTCGTCGTCGCCGAGTTCCTTCATCCAGCGGTAACGGCCGGTTTCGTGTGCTGTCTGAGAAATAAGGTGTCGGCGTTGTTGCACACTCGTCATGCCGGTGCTGTAGATGAGCTTGTTGAGGTCGCCCATAAACTTGTCGTCAAAATGATGAGGCTTCCAGCCTGAAATTTCTGCGACCTGTTCAGCACTGACGAGCCACCTGCCTTCTTTGGGTGCTACAGCAGTTGACCAAGTTTTGTACCACTCTTGGTCGCGGTCAAAGCAGTCGGGGCATAGCTGCAGAATCTTCTGCTCGAGTTCAAGCAAGCCGGCTGTTTGGTGCCCAAGCTTCTTGTAGTACCTGAACAGGTCAAGAAGTCGGATCTGTCTCGTGCTCATCTAACCAGTGGTAGTGAATGCTTAGCGGCGGACCCAAACCAGTCGTATCCGTACCAGGGTGGTGCGTGACGATGGTGCGTGGTTTGTCTCCAGGTTGCGCGGCGTGCCAAGCATCAATCTCGGCGTCGATACGGGGCTTCAGCGCTGCGTGGAACTTGAAAGCCTGAGCGTGCTTTTTTAGGTGGTCGGTCCAGTGTTTATCACCAAACCGAACCAGCCAAACACCGTCTTCGGGTATGCCGCTTACTTTTTTGGGAACACGCGGGTCAGGATTTCCAGCACAATCTGAATGATGCTGTTGCTGCGAAGAGGCGACAACGCGATGATTTCAGATGCAGCGGCAAGGCCGATTGCGATCATTGCGGTGGTGACGGGATCCATTGACGACAGAACGGATTACAAGCAGTCTAATGCTACTTAGCGCCGCGATTCAAGCACTTTTAGGCGTGCGTTATGATCCACCATCATTTCTAAGACCATTTTGCGGTCGGTTTTCATTTCCTCGCGCATTTGACTTAGCTGCTTATTGATGTTTTCGGCTACTGTACTAAGCCTGACAATACTCTCTTTTGCTTTTGTATTATTTTCTATGTTGGCGAGCCAAGCCGTACCACCTAGTCCGAGACTGGTTGCCGCTAGTGCTGCTGCGATTTCAATTCTCACAGCGGCAGCTCAGCCAACTCTCATAAGCAGTTTACAGAAGCGGATCTTTTTTGCCCTCAAGGATTGCCACCGCACGTTTATAGAAGAAAGTGTCGGTACGGCCCTGTTGTTCCATAAGCTCTTTAATCTTTTTCCAGTTTTCGTATGTATGGCGGTCCATTACTTCCCTTGTCCCCGGTACATCTTTTTATTGTGTCGGGGGCGGGAGGTGTTGCCTTGACCTTGCCGAGTCTTTTTAGGTTTACCGGACTTGAATTCAGTGCGAGCAAGTCCGGTGCGTGATTTAACGGCCATTAGTTAGGAAGGCTCAGTGGGCCAAACAACGTTCCAGGGGAAACCGCTTTGTTCTGGTACAGCGCGAAGCTGCTGGCGGTAAGTTGCCCATGCCGTTTTGTCGGCATCAGAAAGCGGGCTATCGAGAAGCTGCGTCCAATCGCAATCAGCTAAGCGCTGGTTCCGCAGAGCACGCACTTCATCTGACTTATCAGCTAGGCGTTCTGCAATTTCTTCTGCGCTGGCTGCTGTGACTTCCCAAGTCATCAGCCATTGGCCGCTGTCAAGCGTTGGGTCAACTTGATTGCAGTCCTGATTTGCCGGGTTGTATTCCGGTTTCGGCTGGTCAACAACAGGGAAAACGTTCCAGTTTGCAAGCAACTCGTTTGATGGGTTGCGTGGAAAGCTGGTGTTGGGGTTGTCTCGTCTCAGGTCGCCGATTGAGTAGGGAAAAGTCTCGACGGTCTGATTGGGGGCAAGAACGTACATGATCGCTGCGGAGATAGCTTCAGTCTAGGTCGCTATAAAGCAACCTTACGGAATGGGCGGACTACCATGCCACTTGAAGTTGTTTTAGTCTCTGGATAATCTTCACCAGTTCGAAACCTTACATACATTGCAGTGTATGTAAAAGGGGAAGAGAATTGTGTAGAACTCCAATAGTACTTACTAGCACCGGCCCTAAAAGCCTCGTCTCCACCTGTTTGAAAAGCAGTTACTGATGTTTGAGCAGGGTTGCTGGTTGTGTAGTTGCTAGTTCTCGCGGGAACTGAATAATCGTTTATGCCGTCACTGGTGTGGTTGTTTTGAGTGCCTGGTTTTAAATTGTAGTAGGCAATGTTAAGTTCTTCAACTGCAGGTAAGTACCAATCGGTGTAGCCGCCGCCAGTGTAGTCAACGCAGTATTTTGCTGCAGGGTGATCAGTATCATTCATGTTGGCAGTATTTGCAGCGCCGTCATAAACACTTGACGTACCACTTGTAGAACTAGCGGTTGTTTTGAATTGGATAGTAAGAGACTCATCGTCTCGTGGTGCAACAATCAAAGCATGAGTGGCAACACTATTCGCGGTGTGGCTAATTAAACCAGCGTAAAAGCCGCCTTGAAGTGCTCCGCCAATCGCTGGCAACACAAGACCGCTATCAGAAGCAGCCATAAACATGCGGAAAGAATTGGGATCCATGCTGTTACCTCCTAATCAGTTGCTGTAATCAACAAGGGCTGCACCACGGAATGTAGTGCCTCCATTGGAAGTGGCAAACATAAATAAATGTGTGCGGGCATCTGTAATTTCCGGGGCGGTCTGGCCTGCATCATTATTCCAATAAACGGAATTGGGCCAATTGATTGCAGTATTAGTGCCAGTACACGTCACTTGAAGGGTAAAAGAATAGGCACGCGAGGATGGTACGTTGCTGAATGTAAAAGTCTGAGTAGAGCTTATTGATTTTGTGAAGTAATTACCAGTAGAGCAGTCAATATCAAGTGCGCTAACGGCTTCGACGTTTGAGACGTATGTACCGTCTACATCCAGTCCTGCGCAGTCAACTTCACCGGTAATATCTACATCACCAGTCGATGAAATTGTTAGCCGCGTTGTCCCGTCAGTATCAAACGACAGCGAGTCGGTGCTGTGAGCATACGTAATACGACCAGCGTCACTAACAACTGCGTCACCAAAAAAGATGAAGTTTCTGGCACTCTCTCCATCAATTTTTTGGCGAATAACTGTGTCATCACTAGCACCAGTACCGAGGTTACGTAGCTGCAGCGTTGCATCTGTTCCTGTTGTGGTTCGGATGTCAACAGGATATGAAGGCGAGGTTGTGCCGATACCGAGTTCGCCAGCAATAGTGGCGTCATTAGATATAACAGCATTAGTAATGTATGCAGTATTTGTCGTGAGAAAATCTGCAGTTACGCCACTAGCGAACGTGGCAGATCCATCTGCAAGGATTTCACTATTTACAGTTCCATTTAGTTTTCCCTGATAGACGGCAAACCCACCAGCGGTAGTATTTGCACTAAATAATTGTGCATATACTTGTTGATCAGTGGTGACGCTGCCGTCAAACGTAGCAGCACCATCACTGGCAATACGCAGTCTTTCGGTATAACTGCTGCCGTTGTAAGTGCGGAAAATATGGCTTCCACCGCCCGTATTATTTCTAGCGTCGTAGTAAGTGCCTGCTCCCATTTGACGGAAACGGGAAAATTGATTGGTCCCATCAGCGTCTTGAAGTCTGATTTCAGGATTAGCGTCTGAAATATGCAGATTTGTTGACGGGTTATTCGTTCCGATGCCAACGTCACCTGCAAAATAGCCGTCACCCGTCGCACCAAAAAACCTGATGTTGTTTGTGCCTGAGGAATCATCTAGGTAGATGTTTCCACTGTCGCTCGCATCTTTTGATATTTGGATGACGTTTTGCGTGCCGCTTACGTTTTTAACAAGTATTGCGTTCGTGCTGGAGTTAATTTCAAAATTTAGTGTGCCCGTTACGGTGTCGCCGTGGGCATTCACAAATTCGCCGGCCAAGCTGCGCCAAGCGCTACCGTCCCAAACCTTTAGATCGTAGTTACCGCCTGTTGTATCGAGCCATTGCTCGCCAACTGAGTTACCGGTTTCGCCGCCGGTTGCAGGAGTGCTGTTAGGTGCGGACGATCCAACGTGGACTGGCCCGACTTTCGTGATGGTTCCGGCAGCATCTTTAAAAAACAAGCCAGGGCTTGTTGCGTTCGTGTTTACTGCAATCTGCCCATCGGACATTGCACTGCCGGTGGGACGCTTATTTGCAGTATTGGAGCGCAGATTCTGCAGGGCCATTCCTTAACACCAGTTGCCTGGCCGGAAATTACTCTTGCATTCTAGTGATCAGTATGTACCGTCATCCAGCTGGCTGGTTAGTGCAACCGTTCCAGTGGCGTTAGGCAGTGAGATTGTGCGGTCGGCTGTTGGGTCGATAAGGGTAAGCGTGGTGTCATTAGTTGTACCTTCAAATACAAGGCTGCCGGTTGTGCCGACCAAAAGCTGGCCGGTGATCGTTCCACCGGAGCCGGAAAGTGCCGCATCAGCAATGTCCTTGACGGTTTTGATTGCGTTAGCCGTTGCAGCCAGCGTTGTTGATGTGGATGAAGTGCTGTCGCTCAGTTGAACAACACCTGCGGCTGATGTTGAGGCAGAAACGATTTTGCTGGCTGCGATTGCAGCAGAGCCGCTGATGTCAGCATTGACGATCGAACCAGCGGCAATCGACGTTACGCCGGCGTTGGTGATGCTGATGTCACCCGTAATTGCTACTGCGGTTGGGACGTTAGTAGCACTACCAATCAGCAGGTGAGCATCAGTTAAATCCTCTAGTTTTGTAAATGCAATTCCGGCACTAGCACTAACGTCGTCATTAGTGATTGTGCCGTCAGCAATCATCGTGCTGGTGACAGTGCCGGTGTCGCCGCTAGTGATGATCGTTCCACTCACATCGGGGAACGTCAGAGTGCGGTCAGCCGTTGGGTCGGCTACCGCCAGCGTTGTTTCGAACTCATCAGGTGTTGGACCTTCAAAAACCAATGAACCGGTATTACCGATCTCGAGGGTTCCGGTAATGGTGCTGGTACCTGCTTTAGATACTTTTTCGGTGTCTAGTTCTTGTAGTGCTGTTTGAACATTGGTGGATTGGATGCCGCCGTACGGCGTAAAACTGATGTTCGTTGCTTGCTGTGATGCAATAAAGCTCGAAACATCGAGTAGTTCCCAAGTTGTCCCGTTAGACAGCAAAATGTCCGGCGGGTTTAGTGCTACAGCAGGTGCAGGAGCTGTTCCTGTACCTTGCTCACTGACGACAACGTAGTACTGACTATTGGTTGATGCTGCAGCAGGAAGTGCAGAGCCAGCGGTCAAACCTGCGGCTTCGCCTGCGGTTGTTACTGAAGCAACAGTATTTGTTGAGGCGTCATACGTTCCAGAAAAAACAATTTCACCGCTGGTAATAGTGACGGGCTGCCAAGCATTACCGTCCCAGAGGTACAGATCGCGGTTGATCGCGTCAAAGAAAAACTCGCCTTTGAAGTACGCCTCGGGGAAAGTGACGACGCCTTCGCTAGAACCGGCGCCCGCAAACGTAACTGTTGATGAGTCGGCAAGTTTTTCGCCGGTGACAGAGTTATTGGCGATTCGTGCAGTATCTAGCGTTCCACTGGTGATCTTGGAGGTGTCAAGATTCGGAATGTCTGCCGCAACAAGGTTTAGTCCTGCGGTGACGATTCCTCGTGCGTTGACGGTGACTTTTGCGTGAGTTCCGGCGACAACACCGCTATTTGAGATTGAAAGTGCGCCAGCACTGTCGACTTCTAAACCACCAGAAGCTGGAGTACTTACACCGCCGATTGCAGATGGGGTGGCTTTTGGCAGGTCACTTGCAGCCAGGCCAGTGGTGCCTGTGATTAGGCCGTTGCCGTCAAATGTAATACCGTTAGCCGTTGCACCGGTCAGTGTGTTGGTGATGCTGAGGGCGCCTGTTCCGCTAACGGTCAAGCCCGAGTCTGCGGCTGCGCTAACGGCACCAATGGTGGTTGTAGTTGCCACCGGCATGTCACTTGCAGTCAGTGCTGCGGTGCCAGTGACGTGGCCTTGGGCATCAAATGTAATACCGTTAGACGTTCCAGGGGTGACGGCGTTAGTGTGGCCGATGTCCCCTGTGGTTTTGTCTAAGCCACGATCTAGGGATTCCGCTGGGATTTTTGCGGCTGTGACGGTGTTATTGCTGAGTTTTCCACCGTCGATACCGCTGCTGAGTTTGGCGTCGGTGACTGCCGCGTCAATGATGGAGTTTGTATTGACTGAGATGTCAGCCAGCTCACTTGCACCAACGGCGTTTGCCGCAATTTGAAGTGCAGTAATACTGTCGTTTTCTAGTTTTGCACCTGGAATAGATGCGTTGGCAAAGTTAGTTTTTGCGTAAGTAACTGCTCCGCTGGCGATTTGACTTGTGCCAACAGCTCCAGCGGTGATTGTTGTGGCGAAGGTGCCGGTGCCGCTACCTGTAACCGGACCAGTCAGGATGATGACTTGGTCGCCAGTGTTGGTGCCGGAGCTTGTGCCGCTAAAAGTGCCGTCTTGGGTGGCAAGCGTTCCAAGGCCAAGGGTGACTCGTTGCGCTGCTGCATCAATGTCGTCAAGCAGTGCGCGACCTGCTGCGGTGCAGGGGATTTCTTCTACATCGCCGCTACCTGCACTGGAACGTCCCAGCAGGATGTCGGTGTTTACGTTTTGAAATTTTGCAAAAGTGATTGCGTCGGCGGCAACCTTAATTTCTGTTACTGATAGATCAACAAGTTCAGTAGTGCCGACACTGCCAGCGCTGATGGTGCTGCCTGAAATTTTTGCCGCTGGAATAGTGGCATCGTCTACTAGGTCAAAACCGCCTTCAAGAAAATCTTTGACGGTAATCTTTTTTGTCTCTGCTGCTGATAAATCAGCAACGGCCACTGGATCAGTGCCCTGCAGCGAGGTTCCAGCCAGTGCAGGCAGATTAGAAATCTCAAGATCTGGCAAGGTTTTGCCCCCTCAAGCTGTAGAGCTGTATAGGTGTATTCTAATCTTCCAAAAGTAAGCGGCTTCCGTCCTCTTGTAGCAAGAAATCGCCGCTCTCTTGTAGCAAATAAGCAGGCGGTTTGCCTTGCTTCAGCACAATTTGCTCAGAGGTGACGAAGTCAACCCGCGTTTCGATGGCGCGGTCGTTTGATACCGAAACAGCGACGTTGGTGATAACGCACTTGGTTTCGTACCAGACGCTTTCAGGTTGCTCTGGTGTTCCGGCAAAGATGAAAAAGCGGCCGTGGAAATCTGCGCCTTGCTGCACACGAACCACCAGACGTGCCAGGTAAGACGGGAACTCTGCGGTAGTTGCGCCGTAACCGCTGCCGGCGATTAAGCCGTTACTTTCCCACAGGCAGTTGAGGGTTCCTTGGCCGGAAATCAAACCTTTTTCGTACTGGTCGCGGAACTCGTTGCCGAGGGCTGTGAGGTCTACGGTGTCGCGACTGGTGGTTATTTCGAAGTCGCGAATCCGCGCCATGAAGCGGTAGCGATCGTTTTTGGTTTGGAGTGTGATGTTTTGGGCTGCGCTTGGTGCGACTAACTGAACAGCGTCGCTTTGCTGACCAGACAGCGAGGCATCAAATCTTTCAAACAGGCGGATGCCGCCTGCATCATCAATGTGGATATACCACGTTCCATCCGGGTAGCTGTGGTCAGATACGAGTTCTAGTGTTGAGCCGTCAGTAGTGGCGATTTCTACGCGATCGCCTGTAACTAAAGACGAGATATTGAAGTCTACGGAAAAGCGCCGCCTTGATACGTTGACATCACTGGGGTCCAGTGTTGTCGCGATTGGGGAATCTGTTGAGTCGCGATCTAACTCAACGGAACCCGTGTATCCAAGGTAAACCGACATCAGACAAGTGTGCTTTGAATAGCTCTTCCGCTAACTTCGAATGAAACGTCTACAGACATAACTTCGCCGACTGCCATGTTCATGCTGACGCCTGTAATCCAGGCATAAACCTCGATGTATTTGTTGGCGTCTGCGTGGAGCTTAAAAGTAACGCTCGCTGATTGTTGCGGGGTAATAGGATCTACTCCGTCGTCAATGCCGGAGCCACCAGTTTTGATAATGTTGTCGATAAATTTACTGGCGTCTGACGTTCCGCCACCAGTGCCAGTGGTGTAATAAAAAACGCGGCAGCTTCCGCTCATGCTGCGAACACCGTTAACCAGTGTTCGGTCAGTATCTTCAAGGCTGGTTGTTTCCAGCACGGCTTGTGACGCATTCAGCGACCAGTTTTGGACCTTGCCAATTTTGTCAGGCCCTAGGTATAGCTGACCGTCAAGACCGCTGTAAAACGCCATGATGCGTCACTTTACGTTAGTCGTATCCTACCCCTTCTAAATAACCGATAAATGTACACGTAACCGTGCTTACTCCGGGATAAACGCTCTGCACGCTTGGCGGATTTGAGTAGCGCCACTTGGTTGCAGTTCCTTGTTGGCTCATTTCTTGCGCTAGGCCCGTACTTGTTACACCGGCCATCGGACCAGACGTGCTGCTGATAATGAAAGTGGCGTTGTTGTAATCCCCATTTACCGACGCGTAGTGCTGCACAATTTGTAGTGCTTCAGCGTCACTGATGTTTCTGAAGGTCAGCTGTAGGCGGTGGCCGACTTGGTTTGCACCAAAGCGGACAATCGACCTCGCTCCATTCAGTGCTAGAAACTCGGTCTCTGGGTATTCGCCTGGGGAATAGGACCGGCTGCTGGGAGTAATACTTGGGAATGCCGCTGCCATCAGCCTGTTTCCTCTCTGAAATCATCTATACCCCAATCTAAAACTGCTAACGAACCTGAGCTTGTGCGTGGTACGTAGCTTCCGGCTACTTCGATAAGACCGTCTTCGCCGTAAGTAATGCTTTCGGCTTTATACGTGCGGCGCACTGGATTTGATTGCGGGTCTCGTGTAAACACAGAGCCGTGAGCAAAACTCTCCCGTACCACTCCATCCGTAACGTTGATTGTGTCTGTGTATAAAGCATCCGTTCCAGGCTTCCAGTAAACGATGTCTAGGCTGCCGTTCTCAATGTCGACGCCGTTGATGTAGCCGTTTTTGTCGATGGAGCCGTTTCTCAGGCGTTCACCCGAATCCGTTCCAGTCGTTGGGTGAGAAACGGTGGTGACGAGATCGAAGTAGTCACCTGGTTCGAGGGTTAATGCGGACTGTGGTGTGGTCTCAAATTTCACGCCGTGATCCACAAGGGTTCTAGTTTTCAAGGCGTACTTGGCAAACTTCGCTGCGTGCTCTTGGCTTGTGCAGAACTGAGACATGTCAAAAGTCTCTTCAGGGTCATCTTCACTGCCGCCTGCGTGTCTTTCGAGCCGTACCACCAGAACACGTTTATCGGGAAAACCGTCAAGCTCGTCTCTTCGCCAGATGCACACCGCTTTAAACGGTTGGCGCTCTTCCGGTGACAGGAAGCTTGTTTGCAGACCTCTGATGTTTCCGTCGGTGAACAGAGTTTTGATTTCGCCGCCTATGTCTTTTGTGTAGTCAATTTCGCCGCTGTTCTTGAATGGAACGTCAGGATAAAGGCTGAACTTGCCGCCTTTAACGATAAAGCTCAACATGCAGAAGGCTGACTGTTCAAAAATCCATTGACGGATGTTCAAGCGCTCTGCAATAACGCCATCCCAGTAGAAGTTGTTTGCGGTGCAGAACTTGGCGGCTTTAGCCATGCTCTCTCTATCTATTTGATTACTGGGGTCGCCTGAGCTACTTGTTAAAAACGCACCAGCGCCGTATTTCGTGTTTGTAAGTAAGTCGTATGCGATGTCGGGGACTGTTGAGATCGTGCCAAAAGTTCTGTCGGCTTTAGTGCCGACAATCCCCTCGCGGAAAAATGCAGAAACTTGGCTAAAGGTTGACCACTCTTTGCCACTTGCAAGACGAAGCCCTGCGTAGGCTAAGTCTTCATATTGAGGCTCATTCACATCGTCAACAATTTCGTTTAAATTAACGATTTCGTGTTCGGGTTGTTGTTGCGCTGATGTGTCTTCTGCGTCGTAAACCACATAGTCCTGGATAGCGTCATTTACACGCAGGTTGTTTTGAGAAACGTCTTTATTGACAAAAATTTGAACGCTTACAGGATTGGTTTGCGAGCTAGTGAATGTAAGGTTGATAGTTTCACCGTCTCGATAACCCGTACCAGGATTTTTAATTGACCAGTGCGATGCGCCGTCAGGCCACTGGAATGTAAACAGCTCTAGACCGGTTCCGCTGCCTCCAGTAATGTTGCCTCCGGCTACGCTAATTACCTCTTCAATGCTTGGCTTCTCTTGGAGAGTACGTCTTTCTCTAATAATTGATTTGAGGTTTGGTGACCCACCTACGGTCTGAGTGCCAATGGTGTACTTGTAGTCACCATTAAAGACTACGTTGTTGTCTGACGAACCTACAGGATCGTTTGCGTCTCCCCAGTAAAAGTTGTTATCTGTGCCAAAAACAGATGATACGTAGTATTCAGCGGCTACATCAAGCCGCTCTTCTGGCTCAACGTAGGTAATGTCTAAATTCGGTAAAAGGCCGTCGTTACCTACGCCCTCCGTAGCGCTAAAACTGAGTACGCCGCCTGTTTCAACAATGTTTGGTGGAAGCCCAAGAACCCACTCAAGGTTGCTGGATATAACTTGGTTTAATGTTATTGGGCGGCCAATTATTTGAACTTTTATTTGGCTACCGTCAGGTAAACTGCTGCCGTGAATTGTTGTTTTTTGCTCGCTATTTGAAACGGCATCCAGCAAGTAAGCTTCAATTCCTTCATTACGAAAGTAAAGTTCTAAAGCTGCGCCGGAAACTGGGTAGAGGCGAAACTCGAATTCGCCATCAGGATGGTTGACGCTAATTGTGTTGTATTGCGGCTCTGGCGTACGTCCCAAAACACAGAGCCACGCGGGGTATTGCCCATTGGTATTTAGGATTTGGGTAAAATCTTTAGTCGTACCAGCGCGCCTGACCCCTAGGGAGAATACACTTATGCGCTTGTTGAAAAGCTGCATAGAGCCCAGCGAGAACTGGGTTCCGTCTTCTTGGAAGTCTTGAATTACGTCGTCGTCTACTCGGCTGTTGACATTCGCAAAACCGTTGATCCGTCGAAAAACGGTTGATTTAAGAAGAATGTCGGTGCGGTGGCATCGCCTGTTATTAGTGACCGTGCCGATTGCTGCGCGTTGGACTGTAGTTCTCGCACCAGGTTCGTCTGTGCCCTCGATAGGTCCACACATAACATTGCCGCCGGGTTCGACGACTCGGAAGTATGCCCGTACAGGGTTTGGAGATTCGGGGTACCACGGTGAATTGTCTTTTTGGTAGCAAACGCAAAGTGCATCGCCGATCATGTAACTATCACCGACCGCTAAAGCTGCATCGGCGTCATAACGTGTTCGGTCTTGCGCTTGAATAATATCTTGCGCTCCGTTGGATTCAAAAGTGTCGCCGGTGTATTTATTCGTTCCAATCACATACGTGATGATGTCTCCTTTTTGCACAACCCTTGGGTTTGGGTCAACATCGTAGCTTACGCCAGCTACGGTTTCGACGTGGCAGTAGCGGGGAAATTCCGCTGCAATTTTTCTGGCTTTTGCTCTGACTTCGTCTTTTGAGTCGCTGCTTGCATCGTCGTAAACAAGAGTTACTTGGTACGGAACTTTGTACCGCATACCGTTAGGCAGCGGTGAATAAAGGCCGAATTGCGCTTGTGTTGCAGGTGTTCGTGCGCCGCTAAATGAAGGAACAGATTCGCCACTGAAATCAATAACCTCAAAAGGTTGCTGCGACCCCGGCAGGACCGGCATCAAGCTTTCGCTATACCTGTTTTGAGTTTTGTTTATCCTGCCGCCGTCTTGTCGGTAAAACAGTTCAATTTTTCCTTTGTTGTAGTTATTAAGCAGGGATTCGCCGATTGCGTAACTTGCAAACGTTGGTGCCTTACCTGGTTCTTCGCCTATTTTTCCATGGCCGAAAAGCAGCAGAGCACGCAGTTCTTGGTATCGGCCTTTGCTGAGCATGTGACTCCACAGCAAAGTGGAATTGACACGCGCTCCACCGCCGACGTACTGGCCCTGGTTAAACCTTGAGTTGCAGTAAATCAGCGGGATAATGTCGCCTAAATTTGCAAGGTTCTGCAGTGAGTCAAAACCTGCGGTCGGTAGATACTTATCTCTGCCGTTGAGGTCAGGTGTCCTGATAGAGCCCGGTGCTTTGGACTGCCCAGGTACTGAAGGCCTAAGTAAGAGACTCAGCGCCGTGGACGCCAAGCCAATAACTAGAGAAATAATTGCAACAGTTAGACCACCATCCCCTGCTCTTATATCTGGAATAAGTTCGTATTCTTTGCCGCGTTCCTTTGACTCATGAAGTAGGTCAACAAATGTCCAGTAATCATCTGCTGTGATGCCTAGCGCTTCACAAAGCTGGACTTCTGACGGGAGTAGTACACTTCGACGACCTCCAGGAGTCCGATGGGACTCCATTTCACCGCCGACTCGACGTAGCTCAGCCATCCGCCTTCAAAGTAAACCGCCATGGCATAGCTCCCATCAGCAGCCTTGCATAGCGCAACTGAACCGATTGTAGGCGTGTCTATAACATCACCCCATTTGTGTAGCTCTTCCTTGAATACTGCAGTATCACCTCGTCGCAACCTTCGGTACCAGTCACGTTCTCTTTTTGGGGTTTCGTAGCCGTACCAGTTCAAAACCTGCATTGCCAAACCGATGCAGTCGGTTGCACCGTGTTTGTCCCAGGTGGCGCCTAAGCGGTACTTGCCACCAATAAGTTCATAAGGAGTCTTCACCTACTGCTGATTGCTGCAGAAATAGGAAGCTCCCCAACCATGGCCTGAGTCAGTACACGCCTAGGTGTTGTCACACCAACGGCGTCGATTGCGCTGGAAAGTACGACTTCGATTGTCTCTGCGTCGTAAGACATCCCAGTAACGATCCAGGTTTCTTGGGTGAGTCTTCTGGTGATTGATGTGAAATCAGAGTTCATTACGCATGTTTCGACTGTGACTGCGGCTTTGTCGGCAACCGCCTGTCGTACAGCGTTCATACTGATCTGGTTCGCCGATAGGACGATGGCGGCTTCGAGGTTGTCGCCGTTTCGGTTTTTTGCTGCGCCTTGGTAGTAGAACGACAAGTACCCGTGGCCGTTAATCGAACCACCGATTTTGCCGTTCTGGTATTTGTCGCCTTCGACGTCGATGAATGTCGTTATTGCGGTGAGTGTCATCGCATTCCGATCCGGCTACGTTGCGACCTGCTGTTTTGCAGTGATTTCATCGTATTCGACTGACCCATCTGCGCACCACGCTTTGCAGATATAGCGCCCATTTCTCGGACTTGGTCGACTGTTGCGTACTCAACGCCGTTGATGACCGTGGTTTCCAGGCGGAATGTTGGGGTTGAGTCTGCGGTGTTCCCGCTGTTGTAGCGACTCATAAGATCACGGGATTCAGAGTTACTAAGAATCATTCCAGGGCGATCGGGCATAAATAGCTCAGGCCCGCGCTCACCGACGATGCTTACCCTACCCATCGGTGGGCGGCCACCATCAGCGAAGAAACTCATCCCCATGGTGCTGGGAACTGACGCCTTTGGAATACTCCAGCCGCCTGGTGCTCCACCACCTCCAAGCAGCTCACCACCACCCATGCCGGCAAAGGCGCGGGCGATGCCGATGGCGATGTACTGCGCAATCATGGTTGCTGCTTGATCAATGAGCGCTTTGCCCATAGCTTTAAGCATGTCAGCAAATGCCTCTTCCGCTGACTTAGTTCCTTCAATAAGTCCCACCAAACCTTCAGTTAGGCCGTTGACGAAAGCGTTTACGGGACCTTGAACTAGTTCCAATGTTTGATTGAATTTAAGCTGAGCTTGTTCGGCTGCAGCAATTTGCGGCAACATTCTTTCGTAGACACCGCGCTGACGTTCCAGGAGTTTTATTTTGGCTGCGGCTTCTATTTGGGCATCCTCACTGCCGTCTTTTTCAAGGGCTTTTTGAATTTCTAGTTGATCATTTATTTTTTGTATAGCGTTTGCATAGCGGTTTGCTTGTTTGGCTTCTAGTTGGTTTTGCTCGTCTAAGAAACGATCGCCAGTTGGTAAAGACAGGCCGGCTAGTTCTTGTCCCAAGCTGCGCTCTAAGTTGTCGATTTGCTGCCGTCCTTTAATGCCTGTAATTTCTTTTTCAAGTTCTAAGCGTTCTTCGTCCAGTTCTTTTAGTTGATACAAAATGCTAAATTCTTTGTCAAGGTTTTTAAGTTTGAGTTCTTTAATTCGTTGGTCTTCCGTACCAAGCTCGATTTCTTTACGCTTAAGCTGTAGTAGGTCATCTAAGCGGTCCTTTTCAATGCCTAGTTTCTCAATTTTATTGGCCCCAATAGTAATAAGTTTGGTGTTTAGTTCGAACTCTTTTGCTTTCAAACCTGCGATTGTTTTTTGGACTTTTGCTTCTTCATCAACACCCGCTTTTGGTGGTTTGTAGTTAGCTGCACGGTTACGAATAGCAGCAAGTTCTTTTTCATAAGTAAGTCTTGCATCCTCTAGTTCTTCGCGCAGAACACCAATCTTAATTTCGTCAATAGCGTACTGGTTGTATAACTGTTGTTCTTTGTTGATTCTGCGCTGGAAGGCTAGTTTTTTCTCTAAAGCAATGCGAGTCTCGTCATTAGCTTTAGCGTTGAGAAGTTCGATTTCAAGTTCAATGCGCTTTTCGGAAACTGTGCCTCGAATCTGACGAAGCTTAATACCGTCAAATTCCGCAAGAGTAGCGCGGACCTTTTCTTCGCGCGCAGCTTCAGCGTTAAGTTTGATTTGTGCAGCAATAATTTCTTGGATAATCTTTTCTCGTTCCTTGACTTTTGCTAAAGGGTCAGTTCCTGTTCCGAAGCCGACGCCTGCTTGCTCAAAACGTTCAAAACGAGCTTGTTGTTCCGCATCACCAGAGTTACGAGCTTGGTTAATAAGATTGGCACGTCCCAGTTGGTCGGCTATGGCTTTGAATAGCCCAACGCTGTTGATGACCTGGGCGACTGATGAAGCCATTAAGGTCATTGCCTTGGCAAATTCGTTGCCTAGGCGTGTGCTGTCTTCGCCGAATTCTTTGAGAGCGTCGACGCCCTCTTGACCAATAAGGTCAGCCATTCTTTGGGTGGCTATTGAGAGGGCTAAAGCCTCGCGACCCGAATTCTCAAGACGCTCCACAAGAGAAGCAAAAGGAGTATTTGTTGCTCCAAGGGCTTCTACGAGCTTAGTAGTGTCGGCGGTGGCGGGATTAAGGGCTGCACCAAGTTCGCCGATACTTCGGATGTAGTCGTCGACTGCTTGTCCGATTGCGCCGCCGACAATCTGACCCCCAAAGCCGCTACCTACAAACGATCCAGCGGCTGAACCAAGGACTGAACCCGCTCCGCCGCCAAAAAGTAACGGAAAACCAACGCCAAGAGCAATACTTTCTGCCCGTTTCTGCCTTTCTCTATCTGCTGCTTTTTGTTGATCAGCGAGTTTTTTAATTCTTTTTTGCTCAAGTCTGTATATAGCTGCATTCTGCTTGACTTTTAAAGAGTTGATACTCTTAGTAAAGTTTTGATCAAGGTTCCCAGCGAGTTTAGTAAGTCGTACTCTTTCTTTGTACGCAGCTACGCCTTTTTCATTTCCTGGACCAAAAACAGGTGATTTTAACTTTTGAGTGGATGCTACGGCTTCTTGAAGGCTGGCATTTACAATATCGAAGATTTTTGGAAGTTTATTTGCTTCGTTGGCTCCGTTTTTCAGGCCATTGACAAAATTAGCGACTTCTTGATTGGTGTAATCAAGGTCTTTCCCTAGTTGGTCACTAACTGACCGAATGCGCTTAATACCGCGAGTTGCAGCATCAAGCATTTCGCTGCTTGGAAGAGCCAGCGGCTGTTGATCAATGGCTACCTTGGGACGTCGTGCCAGCTCCCTGGCTACTTTTTGTTGGTTGCGTCGAATGGACTTAGCAACAGGATCCCTAGCAGCAAAACCTGTGCCTGCACGAGAAGCACGGCTTTCTTCGACGTTTTGGCGGATTCGCTGTTGCTGGGCAGTTAGCTCGTCGTAAATCCGCTTCCGTGCGCGGAGTTCATTGTTTACATTCTTTTCTGCTTCAATTAGACGTACTGTCTCTTGTCTAAACTCTTCTGCAGTGCTGTCCATTTCATCTAAGGACTTTTTGGCTTCCTTGAGTTCTTGTTTAAGGAAGCTCAGTGACCCTGAACCTTTTGCAAGCTCAATAAGACCTTTTCTAGTTATCTCAAACTTCTCGTTTAAAGAATTAAATGCAACAAGACCGTCGGCAGTAACAGAACTAACTAGATTTTTAAAGCTGTTTTTAAAACTAAAAATGTCCGCAGTGGCTTGCTTAATTGCAGGCGCAAACGCAAAAAGAGATGCAGTGGCAAGTCCGATACCTGCAGCAGTTGCCGGTGCAGATGAAGCAAAGTCAAGTAAAGCTGCGCCTAGTTTTCCTGCAGGACCAACAGCTTGCTCTAAAGAACCTCCAAAAGAATTGAGGGCTGCAGTTACCTTTCCAAACCCTGGTCCTAAATTGTTAATACCTTGAAGCGCTTGGGCTAACTTTTCAGCACCGCCAGCACCTGCAGCAAGAGCTGTGCTAATACCGCCGATAGCAGCGGTCGGTTTGATTCGTTCAAGACTCCTACCGATTGCGTCAACACGTTTTTCAAAACCCTTTAATTCTCTTGTTCCTTTTGCAACAGCGCCGATCTCTACATTATTGGCAGTGTTTTGCAGTCCTTGAAGTTTGCGCTCAATCCTCTTTACAGCCTTATCTACTTCAGTTTCGACAAGCCTGACGATAATATCGGCGTTATATGCCACGGCTGCCGAAGATCAAATGCTCTATACACTTTAGCGACGGCGTTTGGCCTTCTCCATCGCTTTTTCTTGGTCTTCGTTTAGTACAGAAAAGTAGGCGCTCCAGCCCAACAACTCCTCGGGAGTCATAGTGGACCGTACTTGGGAAAGACTCATGCCTAGTTCTTTGGCTACGCCGAACTGAAGCATGAGCCAGTTGTCTTTCCTTAGCTGAGCGCTCAGGATTTTGGGTCCATGTCGACGTTGTCGTCGTCGGTCAAAACGCCCAGCATCAGTTGCTGCAAGTCTTTGTCTTTGACTTCGTGCTTAAGGACGTCGATTTCACCAGGGGAAAACATCTTGTTGCCGTTCTCGTCCTGTGCTTTAGCAATCAGCAGTTGTAGTGCAAAAGCGTTGGCATCGTCAGACTTTGCATTCTTTTGAGCACGCTCGCGCTCTGCCATGGTCAGCGGCGTTACGTACATTTCGAATGTCGTTCCATCCGAAAGCTCGACTTTTCTTTTGACTGGTTCGAGGTTGGCTGCCTTACGGAGTTTGTCGATTGCACGCAGATTGCTGGCGGGCATTTGAATTACAGATGTATGCGTTTAATGTAGCGGACTAGCAATAAAAAAGCCCCGGCGGATAACCGGGGCGTTCGTTTGTGTGGTTTGTACCTTATCAGGACTTGGCAAAGTCGAAGGTAGGAGTGGTTGTTGGGCGGAAGCTAATTTCCACTGCCTGGGCGTCATCAGGGTTGATGGACAGGTTGGCGGAAATCAGGTTTGCTTCGAACTCGATGGAACGGGACAGGGTGTTGTCGATGGAGCCGCCGGTGAACACCTGGTCGGTGTAAAGCTTGAACTTGGCACCGGTTTGGATGCGTTGCAGCACGTCCTCGACCATCCGGTTGCCCAGAGAATCGTCGGTGTCGGTGAAGTAAACGGTGGCGCTGCCTGAACCGTCGGCGAAACCGGCGATGAAGGTTTTGAACGGCACGTACTGACCGGGGGTTTTGCCGATCGTCGTCACGTCAATCTCGTCGCGAGTGATTTCGAAGGACCACTCACGAACCTGTGAGACTGAGGTGAAGTCGTCATACTCAACCTGAAACTTGTTGGGGGCGGTTGCCGTACCAACGTCGGTGAGATCGACAGCAGAACCGCCGTCAGTTGCTGAAACCTGCAGCACCCCGGTGCTGGCGGTGTAAGCGATGACGTAGTAGGTGGTGCTGGTTGAGAGGCCGGCAGGCAGGGTGCCGCTGCCAGCGCCGCCGGTGGTGGTGTTGACAACGCTGAACTGGACGGGATCACCGACCTTGAAGTTCAGATAGGGAGCAACGGTAATGTCGTCACCAGAGGTATCAACATCGGTCGTTGCAAACTGGCCCAGGGTGCCAGCAGGTTTGTAGTAGAGGGCACCTGAAGTGCCGGACAGAACGGTGGCGGCCATTGGCGTACCAGAGAATGAGGTTTTCTGCGGGCACTGCCCGGCTTCTTATAGGATAGCCGTTTTCTTTTTAACTCAAAACAGTGGCTTTGTAACCGGCATCAATACGGCTTATAAACATCGGAGAGGTTTCATCAACTACAAATGACGGCCCATTTATCTGACCGATGCTAAAGAATACGCCGCTGTTTGTCTTTGCTGTGTCTTGAACAGTTTCCAGGGTTTGGATAGCTGTGGATAAAAGCGTTTGGTTTCTAGCTGGACCTCTGCCTTTTTCGGTAAACACACGTATAACTAAGGACCCCCTTACATAGTCAAAGTTCGATGTAAGTGCCTGTTCGTTCGTCAGACCAAAAGTTACGTTTACACGGACATACTCAGTTGTGGTATTGGCTGGTGCCGCTGTGATGTTGTCAAAGAAAACAGGCACCGAAGGGGACAAATCATTAAAAGCTGTCAGCAGCGGTTGCTCGACCGTGGCTCGAATTTTTTGGTAGTCCATTAGCCGAACCCTTTAGCTTTAAATTTACCGAAGCCTCTTGAGGCCCCGCTAGCTAAATCTTTTTTCAAAAAGCCGCCATTTACGTAGGTTAAATACCAGTCCAATGGTGCGGTACTTAAATTGCCTTTCCCCGGCCCGAGTTCACCACGCTTACCTCCTACTGGTCTAATACCGGGTTTAGCGGGTTTTAATGGCGAAGATTTGGGGTAACCCTCAGGATCAAACGGCTCTAAGTCTTGTGCTTGATCCGCATAACCCATTCCATTAGTAATACTGTAAGTACCTACTTTCTTAAAACGCTGTTTTGGGACATTGCGAAGATCGTATTTATAGATTCGACCTGTAGATCTCGCACCCCCAGGAGAGTCACCAGGAGGCAAGGCGTACCAAGCACTTGAATATGCCCCTGTCCAGGCCGGTCCTTTTTCAGCTAGGGAGTTCATTATGTCCACGCAGGCTTCCCGGGCAGCATCAATACTGGCTTTACGGATGTCGTTGAGCATGAATTTTATGAATTTACGCGCCATTATTGGGGCCTCGCAATGACGGTGTGGAGGACTGGTTCTGCGCCGCGTTTGGTGTTGATGTCGATCAACTTGGCTTCGCGGGTTTCGCCTGCCTGTGTGTAGCGGATGCGGTCGGCTTGCTCTGGGTAGTAATCGCCAAGCTCTGCCGCACCAAAAATTACTTTGAGGTCGGTGGTTTGGTAAAGACCCTCGTACTCGCTGGGGTTGACGTTTGTAATGACGGCTTTGACCGTCACCGTGGTTTCTGAATTTGTGACCGCTCCAGTGGTTGGGTTGTATACGGAGGGCAACCCGGCTTTGACGTAAGTGATGTCTTGGCCCCAGTCGGCCAGGATGTCAGCTGGGATTGAGCCGAATACGTCGTCGATTAAAGCCATGTCAACCTCGCTCTAAACGCACCGCATAATTTGCGGCACCGGCCAAGGTGTATGGACCGATATAGGTAGCGACCCAGGGAAACACGTCCAGGATGGTGTTGATCATGCCTGGGTTTTGGGAGTCAGTGTTGTACTTGACTTCGAGGTCGCCTAGTTTGACTTCCTCGTAGGTGCCGTCAGTTCCTTTGCTGCCGGTTAGAGCGTTGGGGTTGTTGGCGAGCGCACGAGCCAGTTCGAAAGTGCCGACTTTTACTTCGTCTGGAATAAAGGTGCATTTAAGTTCCACTCCATCGACTTTGTACTCTTTGCGGGGCCACTTGAGAGCTTGCGTGGTAGTGCAGCGTTCCCCGTAAAATTCAAAATCGTCAATAAAACGAGTTGCTGAAATAATCGCACGGTTCTTTTGATCGTCTGTTTTATTTACCCACGTAGAGTCGTCTGGTGTTGTTTCAAAGTATGCGTTTGCGTCAGCCAGCGTTACATAGCTGTTGGCTGATGCTCCTTGGAGAGTGGCGTCGATTGTTGCGGCCACGGCTTAATACCACCTTTGTTTGAGTTTAGCTCTGGTACGCCGTGCTGGTTTAGGTAGCGCACAGGCGTGGTAAACCGTTCCACCGTTTAGTTCGATTTGTGCTTGGTTATCGCTTACTTCGCTGGCTGGGATGTCGATAAATCTTTTTGTATTATCCTTGAGAATGAACAATCGCACCAGGTCCATGCCGCTTCGGAAAAGTGAGTCTCTTGGTACTAGCGTAAAGAAAGCTGAGACTCCGAAGGCTGAAAAGCCGCGTAAGTTTGCTGATGTCGTTAAGGAGATTCATAAGCTTCGTAATCAAGGTAAAACCGTGCCTGAAATTGCGATCCAGCTCAAAGTCAGTTACACGATCGCTAATCAGGTGGTGTTGCGGTCTTACAAAATGACTGCTCGTGGTGAGGAAGTGTTCCAGCGGCAGGAAGAAATGCGCCTGGGGCTTATTTGAGGCAATAAAAAAGCCCCCTTGCGGGGGCTCGTCGTCCAATACCAAGCTGAGCTTATCAGGAATAAGCGGTGCTGTCGAAGGGAGTGTTGACCAGGAGGCGCACGATGGGCACCATCTTGGTGGTTGCGAACACCAGACCCCAGCTGCTGGTGTTAGCCAGGTTGCCGGAAGTTGCGGCGTTGGTGGGGTTGTCGCCAGCGGCGGCCCACTTGGTGCCGGTGATGTGGAAGCCGTAGTGGTAATCCACAGCCAGCACGTCCTGCATGGACAGGATGTTGCGGTCGGCGGCGAGGCGCAGATCCTGTTGGATGCCCTCGGAAACGACGCCGGACTTGAACATGTAGACGGGGTACTTAACCGCGTGGGTTGCGGTACCGCCGGCCAGGTAGGTCAGTTGGTCGTCAATCACGACGCGCAGACCTGCGAAGGTTGCGACTTCGGGTTGAGTGACACCAACACCGCCGCCGCCCCAGGTCACTGCGCCGGATGCGGCCAGTGCTGAGGTGCTGAAGGTCAGCATTCCGATCTGTTGCAGGTAATAAGCAACAGCGGAGTGCATTGCGATGGTGTCGACCTCTTCGCCACGCTCGCCCAGCAGGTTCTTGGCTTCAAGAACGTTGCCAACGGAGATGTAGTTGGCTTCGGCGGGGGTTGCACCAGCGACGGAAGCGTCGTACTGGTTGGCTCCGAGGACGCCAGCAGCAGTGATGCCGCCGAACAGACCCAGCAGTTGGGCCTTCAGGGTGGCAGTTTTCAGCTTGTTGATTGCTGCGGTCAGCTGGTTGCGGACGTGGCTGAGGGGGTCAGCGCCGGAACCCAGCTTGCTGAGGTCATCAGCGGCATAGCTGAAGCCACGGTGCAGCAGAGTCATAATCTGCTCGTCGGCTGAGGTGCCCTGAGGAGTCAGGTAACCTGCGCCGCCGGTGCCCCAGGTGGCGTTGCTGAGGATTTGCTCCTCAGTCGGGTTGATGGGATCGTGGAACGGCACGCGAACGCGGGTACCGCCAGCACGGGCATCCAGAGCGGCGTTGCGCTGGATGATGCCGCTTTGAATCCACTTGGATTGCTCGAAAATGCCTTCAGAGGTGTACTGAAGGAATTCGGGGCGCGTAACGAGGTCCGACAGGAATGTTCCGCCGGAATAGTTTTCAGAGATGGCAGCCATGACGGGCTCCTAAAAAAGGGTTTACGGCAGGCGTCCCACTAGGACTTATTTCCCGGCTTCAGCTTTAAGAATTCGAGCTTTGTCTGGATCCTTCGCGAGAAGCATCATTTGCTCGGTGATGTTAAAGCTGTCTTTCAACCACGGGTTGGATTGGCCGGGAAGGGAGGTGGCGCGGGCACTGCCCGTAACACCCATTCCGGCAGTGTTACTAGCTGCAAAATGATGCTCGTAACCACTGCCAGGATTTTTCAGGTTGGCGACGTATTCCGCCACCGGGGTCTCAACACCGCCGACAACAGCCACAGGCTGTCCTTCTTTGGTGCGGAGATTATCCTCTACCAGACGATACAGCTGATCAGGGGCAAGCGCACCAGCCGATGACAACTGGGAGAGCATATTTGAACGCAGTTGTTCTTTCGAATACCCCTGCTTAATTTGCTCGACTTCGGCTTCTTTTTCGGCCAAAGTTTGCTTTAGGGACGAGATTGTGGTTTGTGCGTCGTCCCAGAGCGTTTTGTACTCGCCAGATTCGGCTAGGCGCGCTTCCTCGGCTTTTTTCTTTTCGGTTTCGATGCTGCTCAACTGCTGCTGCAGTTTTTCGCGGTTTTCCTTGTCTTTGCGGCGCTCGTTAATCAGCTCGGCGTTTTTTGCTTTCAGCGCGTCGAGTTGGCTTTGCAGGTCGTTGGTGTCAGCCACAGGCTGGGCAGCTGCATTCTCCACAGGAGAAGTGGCTTGCTGTTCTTCAGACACAGGAAAAATTTAGTTAGACAATACTATTCTACAGGGTTCTGATTAACTACAACAGGCGGTGCTGGTGCGGCAATCTTCGCGGCTTCCTCTTCAATCTTTGTGTTATCAGGCAGAATCTCGCCACGACGAAGGATTTCGAGCAGCATTTCGTCGCTAATCTTGCCGTTGGTATTCAGTTCGGATAGGACAGCGACGTCTTGGCCGATGAGGCGGTAGTAGTCGAAGTCGCGGTCAATGCGGATTTTGGGTGCCTCGATGCCGACGTACTTAGCGGCCAAGCTGTAAGCCTGGTTCAGTGCGCTTTCCAGCTCTTGGCTGATGATTGACAACACTGAGTTGCTTTGTGCTTGGTCAATACGCTTTGCCTCGGCTGACTCTGCTACAAACTTTTGGCCGAACAGCTTGGTGACGCCAAGCGTCGACATTTGACTTTCCAGTGATTGCAGCTCAGACATTTGTGCGTCGAAGCTGGTGGCGTCGGCTTGCACGTAATACGCCTTGTTGCCAGGCGTCATCGCGATGGCGTAATTAACGCCCATCGTTGCTGCACCAAGTGAGTCGTCCCAGCCCTCTAGCACAAGAGTGGGCATTGCGGCGATGTGGAGGGCGTGGATTAGGTCGGCTTGGCGTTGGTAGTGCGTGATGTTGAGGTTGGCAATGTCGAGCAGGGGTGGTTGAGAGCGCAACATGCCCCGGCGGTTGCTGTAAATGGGCACCACTGGAATTTCGTCCAGGCTGAAGCCCCCGGTTTGGGAAAATTCGACGATGTCTTCGCCCAGCGTGTACAAGTCATAGCGACCGGGGTAAATGACCCGCATTTGCTCGACTTGCTCTTCACCAAAATCGTTTAGGGGGCGAGTGGCGTACTCGTGGATGCGGATTTGGGTGAGGGGGCTGCCGGGCATCGTGTAATCAGCCTGCCGCCATCCCCAAATTTGTGCTGCGTCAACATGCACGAAATAGGGGCGACGGCCCATTGCACGCTCTTCAGCCAGATTGCGTGCGCCGGTTGCGGAGGGGTAGTCGACAAGAACTGCGCTGTGACCATAGGTAAGGCTGCTAACCAGGGCACGACGCGCATACTCGTTGATGTTGGAGCCGAGGCCATCGATGTTTTCGCTTAGTTCGAGCCAGTAGTCGTCGCCTTCGATGTGGATCGGTTTGCGCAGGATTGCTCCGGCGGCAGTTTCGATTAGGCGGCTGGTGTAGGGGGAGAGGACGCTGCGGTCGACGCGGGTCTCGTATGCTTGATCGTCTTCCCTTGGTTCCTGCGGTAGGTAAGTCTCGCTTAAATCGCGGATGTAGTTGGTGCCTCGGGTGACGGCGGCCATTACTTGCCAGTCTTCCATCATTGCGATGACTTCTAAGTCACGCACGAAGGGCGACTCGCTGACCGAAGCGCCTGTAGGAGGGATGTTTGCGCTGTAAACCACGGTCAGTTGCCTACTTTATTGTTATTTTGACAGATGCTCACCACTTAACACGATTGGCCCAATAGGCGGCGGACATCTTGCCTTTGGCGATGTTTTTTGCGTGGCGTGCTTTAAATGACTTGTTGCGGGCCGTACCAGACGGACTTCCTTTGACGCCTTGTTGGCCGAAGCGGATAAGTTTTACTTTGTCGCCTTCTTTTGCAAGGACGGCGTGTGATTTTTTGGGGTGATTGGGGGTGCGTTTGGGCTTGTTGTAGCCAGAAAAGGTTTCGCGGCCGCGCTTAATCGTCATCGTCGTCGACCTCAATCATGACTTCTATGCCTGAACCTAGCCGAACCATCAAACCGGCAAAGTCGACTGGGTCTTGGGGCGTCATGAAGGCGAAGGTAGCTTCGGTCATGCGCGATTCGGCGTCTACCTCCATGTGGGTGCAGAAGCCGGGAATGATGCGAGTACCCATTAACCGTTGAAAGTTACTGCGATGTGCGGGGTGATGCTGGGCGTTCCAGACGAAATAGAGTCCAGGCGGACGCGGATGGTGGAGGTACTTTTTCCGGTGTAGTAGTAGACGTACTCACCGTCGCTGTTGATGGTTTTGCTGGTGTCGATTTCGTACCAGCTGGTGCCGCCATTGAAGCTGGCTTCGAAGGCCAAGGTGAAGTTGGCGCCGCCGGAAGCTTCGATTGCAAACGTGAACTCGGAGGCGTGCGCGTGGATGCGCATCTCGTCGTTGACGGTGGTCATCGTTCCACCGGTGTACTCAACGACGTTGGTGTACCGCTTGGTGTCGGTGACGTTGACGATTGCCACTATTTCTTACCTTTGGGCTTGCGCTTTTTGGCGGTTTTTGCGGCGGCTTTGAAGTTGGCGGCGGTTGGTGCGCCTTTCGCTCCAGGCTTGCGCATCTTTTCGCCAGATCCTGCAGCAATGCGTTTGCGCTTTGCTTGAATGTTTGCGTATAGGCCGCGTTTTTTAGGCATGGATCTGGCAACGCTTAGTCCTATCTTACTTATTCTTTTTGCCCTTTCCTTTGGGCTTTTTCTTACCGCCGTGGCCATAGTGTCCGGGCATTAGAAGTCCCCTAATTAAGAAAGGTTTGCAATAAACCTAGCGCTACTTTGATTTTTTCTTTTTGCCGCCTTTGAGTGAGCGCAGATAGCCTTCACAGCGGGCTTTTGCGGCGTTTTTGCTGCTGGATTTGGGCTTTTTCTTCTTTTCAGCCATGGGAAGTGGGCGCCTACCAAACACGATAGTTAGTGGATCCCATGGTTTCGGGTTTAGCCAAGTTGAATACTTGTAGGCATAGATAGCCCAAAGCGTCGAAGGCATGGTCAACACCGAGGTTTTTGTTGGGTAGTCCCGTTCCAGGGGCGTAGGTGAGGGTGCGGAGGGCTTTGATTAGTTCTTTGCAGCGGGGGTGGATGAACATGCGGCGCGTTCCAGTTGCATCCAGGAGTGCTGTGTTGACGCAGGTGATTTTGTCGCGGATTTTCCAGGGGGCGCGGGGGGTGGAGACGGTGAAGCCGGATTTGCGGAGGATGCTGTGGTCGGTGGTGCCGACGCCTTGGGTTTTGCGGGCTCCGCCGGTGGGGTCTGGGCAGCTGATGATGCGACGATCCACGCCGTAGCGGTTTTGCACTTCTTCGCAGAAGTCCCAGGTGGTTGCGCCGCCGGTCATGATGATTTCGTCGAAAATCCAGAGCACGTCGCCTTTTTTGACGGCGCAGATGCCGGTCATTGGGTCGACGTTGAAGTCGACTCCGAGCAGTAGGGGCAAGACGGGGAGGTCTTTGACGTCTTTGCTGATGTTGTCGTCGGCGAAGCTGATGGCGACGAGGCCGCTTAGGTTCTCGAAGGACGCTTCGAATTCCTGGCGGAACGTGCGCGTATCAAGCTGAGCGCGGGCTGCGGCGACTTCCTCGGGTGGGACGTTGCCGCCTTGGATGGTTGTGTAGCACCAGCGCTGCCAGTCGCCGGTTTTGTCTTCTGGGACATAACACCACATGTCGTAGAACCAGCTTGCCGTACCATCCGGCGTGCTGATGAACAGTGCCCAGCCTTGTTTGTCGGCGAGGGCGGGGCGGATGACTTCGAACCAGACAGCGGATTCCATGAAAGCCGCCTCGTCGAGTACTACACCAGAGAGGCTGCGGCCGCGAAGGGCCATGGCGTTTTCGGTGCCTTTGAGTTCGATGGTTGCGCCGTTGACGAGTTCGATTTTGAGGTCGGTTTCGTTTTTGCTACGTACCAGGACAGGTGGGATTATCTTTTTTAGGACCTTCCAGGCGATGTCTTTCGCCATTCGGTAGGTGGGTGCGCAGTAAAAGAAGGTTTCGCCGGGGGAGTTGGCGGCCTTTTGTAGTAGTTCTATGCAGGCTAGGTAGGACTTGCCGAAGCGGCGGCCGGCGACGAGGACGCGGAAGCGTTTTTGGCTGGCGAATACTTCGTATTGGGCTGGTTTTAGTGCGACATCAATCGTTTTCGACATCTTCGGTTTGGGTTACGTCGATTGGGGGTAGGGCGGTGGCGTCCGAACCAGTCATTTGGGTGGGTGGTTCGACGCGGACGCGGATTTCGGGCAGGGATTCGGTGGCGGTTGGTTCGTCGCAGCCCACTTGACGTGCCAGGGAGTCGAGGATGCTGGCGGCGGTTTGTAGTTGGCCGCGTTTGATGGCGGCGTTGAGGACTTTTTGGCGCATTGAGAAGATGCGGCTGGCGTATTTTTCACGTTCCAGCTCAAAGTCTTGGTTGTTGAGGTTTGCGACCTCACGCCAGTCGCGCCAGGCGGTTTCTTCGCTGATTTGTTCTTTTTGGGCGTGGTCGAGGACTAGCTGTTTGGCGGGGAGTCCTTCGAGTTGGCGCATGTAGAGGCGCTTAATTCGCTGCTCTCGTTTGTAGTGAAAGCGCGTAATTTTTGGCGCGTGCTTGTTTTCCTTGGGTTCTTCGGAATGTCCCACAGGGACATCTTTGTTTTCCACGAGATTCACAGAATCTTACGTCAAGAGTAACAACGTTCCAGCCAACTTAACTAGTGCTCGTATTTTTTGCCATAGCGGGTGTAGCACACCAAAAACTTGACCCCTGCCCCCTAGTACAGTAGAGTATCTTTGTGATGTTCATGGAGGTTCCCTGTGTGTTGCCCAGTGCGCTGAGCAGCTGAACCCTACCCCCTGGCGTTGTTGCGAGCCGTTCGCAATAGGCCTGGCCCTTAACGCGGCGGGCCTATTGACAGCAGTTCGCAATAAAGAGCACAGCAGCCGGCCAACCGTTGCGCCGCAGTGGCCGCCGGCCCATGGGAGACGAGCGTGGCAGCCGGGCTGTCGGCAGAGAGGCAAAGCGCAGCGGATCTTACCGGCCGTAAACGGTGAGAACACACTGGTCTGCAGTAGCACCTGCGGTGATGCATCGGCGAAGTTTGCTCTCATCCTCAGCAGCAAAGACGAGAGCATATGTAGCGCAACAGAGCAAGAAAGCAGCAAGGGAGCCGCCAACGCGCCAAGCATCGAAAACGCTGGAATCGACAGAACGAAGGGACATGATGTTGTGGGGGTTGTGCGGATGGGTGCCGCTTGCTGTCAATTGTAGCAAAAAAGAAGCCGAGACAGCGAGCGCCCCGGCTTTCTTAAGGTTTACGGCCAAGACTTCGCCTTGGGATTGAAGCGGCTGTCCAAGTCATCCCGAAGCGTTAAACCTGACGCACCAGGTCGCCCGGTCTCACGCCAGCGCTTCCAAGTGAACAGCGCTAGCGCCTCAGCATCAGCGAAGCCTAGGGTCTCGACAGACTCCCACCATTGCGCTTCACATTTCCAGCGGTCGAAAGCATTCAGCCCGCCATCACCAAAGGGAGCAACGGACCACGAATAAACCCGCAATACCACGTGGAAACCGTCATCCGTGGGATCCCGCAGAATCTCCATCTCACCAGCTAAGCCTATGTGATCGTGGACGGCCCACGGATGCAGGTATAGGCTGGTCGTCGCGCCCTCTGGGACGCCGCAACGGTTCACATAATGCAGCTGCAGAAAATCCGTTTTCTGTGCTTCAGTCGGAAACAGCGTCAGGGTTTCAGTGGTGCTCATTGTGCGACCTCACCAACGAACCACACCAGCGCTTCCTTCTGTGCATCATCCAACCAAAGGAAGTCAGCAGCGGAAGCCCAACTAAACCAAAGCCGCAGACTGTCGGCGTCGACGTGACCATGGCGGCCAAAATCTCCGGTGATCCAGCAAGACGGACCACCAACAGTCAGCCACACTTTGAAACTGTCAGGCTGACCGTCGAAGTCGCTACCAGCGGACCAGGTAGCTGAATAGTCCACACCTAGGCAAGCGCTGCGGCAAGCGTCCCAGGCAGCGTCGCGGATATGGTCGGCGGTCAGGTCGTCAGTGTCAAAGTTGAAGCCGGCGTCTTCGCAGATCTCGACGGCATCAGCAGACAAGGGGAAGAGCTTCTTGTCATCGTCCCAGAGCCTGGCGAAACGGTCCAGCTCATAGATGGCCTCAATGGTGGCAAGCTTTGCGCGTGCGTTCTCTTGGCCGGTGTTTTGTGTTGTGGTTGCCATAGGTAGCGGCGAACTCGACTCATACAGTAGAACACACAATTCGGCAGCCTGTCAACCGATCCACCTAAGAAAATCTGAGAATTCTCAAAATGTCTCAGGGGGTCTTGCGACAGGTCTCACCTATATGTAATGTGCTGCAGTACATGTCTCAACCTCTCACCCATGGAGAAGACAGAAGCACTGGAGTTCATCCGCGCCAGGCTCGACGACGGTTGCATCCGTTCTGAGGTCATCGCTGAGCTAACGGAAGCTGGCGTTAGCCGTGCCACTGCCTATAGATGGTTCAACATGCTGGCCAAGCCAGAAGCCGAACCAACGCACTCAGACCTTGTCTTGAATGCGCTCAAAGATCAGCTGTATCAGGCACAAGCGGTGGACGATCCAGAGCAGATTCTTAAAGTCGCCAATGCTTACGCCGCTGCCCTCGCAAAATTCAAACGCGTCTAGAGGCTGAGACTCACGAGACCCAACACTAAACACACGAACCACTCAAAACCATGCACCTTGATCTCAAAGCCCAAGACTATCCTCTCTTAATTGACGCAATCCACTGGGAGCTGGACCTGCTTGAGGAATTAGATGCAGACGCATCTCCTCGATACAAACGGTTAGTTGAAATCCAAGAGCATATACAAGCTTTTGTTGATGACGTTCCAGGGAAGCAGAAAAGGGTTGGATCGTTTATACCCAGGCTGCGGCTCTCCAAACTGAAGCCGCCGTCCCGAGAGTTCCCCTACTACTTCTCAGAAAACGGCGTGACTGTTTGGCTAAACCAAAAGCAGTATTGGGATTTAAGGAAGGCTTTCTTAGGGCAGGCTAAAGAAGGCGATCCAGTTGCCTTAAAACGTCTTCAAGGTTTTGGGCCACTACCAAAAAAATAAAGTTAAGCGGCTAAGCCGTCAAAGTAGGACTCAACACTAAACACACGAACCACTCAAAACAATGAAAGCTAATCACCTTTCTGTTTCCTGTAGCAGGGAAATGGATTTCAGGATGATTCAGCACCTTGCTGAGTTAAGTGGTCAGTCAGTTTCAGCCATGGCCGGTAACTGCCTGTCTGAGTACCTGCAAGAAAACTATTTAAGGCTGGCGGAATTCTATGAGGAAGCACGTTCCAGGCTGGATGCTCAGGCAGCCAAGCCGTCAAAGTAAACCTCACAACGTTCCAGGAATCGAGATTCAGCGCCTCGCAGTTCAAGCTCGCTTAATTCGCGCAGCTGCGGGGCTCCGGTGCGACGTGCCACCACCACATACGCTCCAGCCGCTTTTATGCCGGTGAGACTCTTGAGACCCAAACTGTATGCGCCTAATTGGTCGATGTAGTTGGTGAGCATCTCTTCGCTTCTTTCGCGTTGACTGGTTTTCCAGTCGATAAGCATTGGCCCCTTGCCTTGAATGTCGAGTAAGGCGTCACACGTTCCAGCAAAACCAGCTGAATGGTGAATGGAAAATTCGACGGCATGAATGGCGGTTACGTGTTTGCCGATCCAGCCGCGTAGGCCGCGTGCGTAGCCTGCTGCGCTCCAGGGGACTCTAGGAGCGCCTTGAATGGCTCTTTCGATACCCCATGAGGTGATGGAGCCGGGGCAACGTTCCAGGCCGTCTTTAGAGGTTTTCCAGACGTTGCGTTTGTTGGCGGCTTTGCGGGCTAATTGGGCTCCGGTTTTGAGGATGTATTCCGCGTGGTTGTGGGCAAGGGTGCCTCGTGTAGCAGCGGTTTCCCGATCTTGTTCGCTACCTGGACGAGCCAGCCAACGTTCCAGGGCTTGTTTTTGATGATCCGGTGCCGTAGCGCCCAGTATGTGGGTGACGCTATGAAACACGCCGCCAGCGTTGTCCCGATAAACGCGCCAGTTGAAATCGGTTCCGGAGTCATCACGCACCAGGGAACTTTTGCGTAACTTACTCAGCCTGGCTTGTGCTTCATTAGCCATGTTTGCGTTAGCTGATTAACTTTTGGTGGGACTAGATGGTGTGAGCTTACCCAGCCAAATTCATCGCCAAC